GTTTTTATAAGGATACCGCCACCGATACTTAAGGGAGTTACCGCGCAAGTACCCAATGTATTCCTGTGGAGTTAACATAGCTTCTATGCCCTCTATGCACTCGAAATTACCTTGGTTATAATGTACAGGATTTTGTACATCGTCGTCAGTCCTCTCCACAGCTTTTTTTGTGTTGCCTCTAGTGGAATCTTCGGGGCAAACAAATGTCATGTCGTCCCACTCTTTAGGAGTAGCCTCCCTCAACTGCGTCTTCGTTCTCTTCTTCGTCATTTATAAAGTCCTCTTCAAATTTATCTATGTTGTCAACAAGTTTGTCGTCAAACCTGTCTAGCAGTTCTTCGGAGCTTATCTCCAAAGCTTCTAGTAAAGCGTCAGGGTCGTAAGTGTTCAATAAGTACTCCCTAAGCTCTGTTAGTGTCAGAGACATCTTTTAGCAACTCCTCTAGTGTGTCAACGCTGTACCAAGGTATGCTCTCTTTCTCACACCAACGGTCCATCGTGATTTTCCCCCCTTTCCTGACTTTCTTTAAGGGGTCCATTAGTACAAAGACAAGGTGCTGGTCCTCTGGTAAGCTGTCCCTGATACTTGTGTACTTTTTAGTGTCCCCTTCCCTAAAGAAACCTTTGCACTCCACAAGTGTACCGGACGGCTCGTGCACAAAGTCAGGACAGTACTTGCGGTGAACAACGTAAGGAACTCTAAATGGTTCATAGTCAAAATCTTTTAGTAAGTTAGAAACAGTTTGTTCAAAATTACTACGAAACTTTAATTTCTTGGACCTTCGGCTCATAATGCACCTCTGTTAAATAACGTGGGCCGCTTGAATACAGGAAGCCCCTGACTTTAGGCCAGCAGACTTTCTTGTACTGGCAGTAAGAACAACCGATAGCAAGTTTTTGATTACCGCTCTTGCCGTCAGGCTTAGTCTCGTAACAAACTTCCGGTGGTGTCTCTTCTTTTACTACTTCTTTTATACGGTTTATGTGGTCAGCGACGTCATAGTTAATAAGATGGTGAACACGGGATGACTCATCTTTCGCGTCGTACTTTAAGTAAGTAAGGTGTCCATTGGCTTTGTCCATTGCCAACCAGCCAAACTCGCTCTGTCCTTCTGAAGCTGCGTAACCTTTAATCTGAGCAACGTACCCAAAGGGGTCGTCATAAGCCAGTGTTCCTTCCTTAAACTTCTTGAACCCAAAGGTAGATGCAGACTTAACGTCTGTTACCAAGCCGTCTATCTTGCAGTCCATAGACCCGGTGATGCCGTTAACTTCACATTTCTTTTGTTCGTCTGTGACAGAATGTCCAGCGGCTCTCGTCAGAAATAACAGCAACTCTTCTATGACATGCCCGTAGAGAAACTTGACGTAAGTATGCGGCGGTATATCTTCTTTTGTTTCTACTTCATTAAAGACGTTCCACAGGAATCTGTCCTTGCGGCCTATGTTAGACATACGGAGTTTACGGCTTCCGTCGCGTTTTTCTTTGAACTCCTGACGCATCAGGTCTTTCATACGCTCACCAAATAGGTCTATACATTCGTCTATGTCTACAGACTCTTCGACAGACTTAGTAGAAACTAAATTATAAATGTCGTTAACTAATGTGCTTACGTTTTTCATTTGTAGCCCTCTGTTATTTCTTCGACAACTTCTTTAGCTTGCTCCGGTGTGCAGTTGAACCACTCAAACTTTCTTTCGTAAACCTTTTGTAATGCCCCGTGTGCTTCAGACTCCGCTGATCTACGGTCTGTAACGTCCCAAGAAGCAACCAAAGAGTAGTCCCTGAAAGGAGAAGAAGTCTGATAGTTGTAGAGACGGTCTTCTGCGTCTATTGCCATACCAACCTTTACCCACTCAGGGAAGTTTGGGTTAATAATGACGTACACCTGACCTTCTGTGCTGCTTTCGTACTTCTCAAGACTGCTAAAAGCAGCGTCCTCAAAGGTCTTATAGCTTCCAGGCTTGTGTAGAGGATGCGAAGTAGGGATGTAACGGCTGTTAACCCACATACGTTTACTGTTCTTACGAGCATGAGAAGCAAGAGTTCTACGTCCCCCGTCTTTACAGCCAATATAATACTCTGTCCCGTTTTCTACTATAATGTTTGTTTTGTAGCTCATGTTGTCTCCTTAGTGTGTCTCCGCCCACGTAGTTCCTATCTTGTATTCACCGTCAAGAGGACACCTAAGACCAAACTCAAGTCCTGCTGCTTTCAGGCATTCAACCGCAAGCCAACCGAACTTGTCTGCTTGGTCTCCTCGTACCTCTGTTTGCACCTCGTCATGTATATTTCCTATGAATTTATATTCTAAGCTCCACTGTCTAGCGTAGTCGTCAAGAATAACTAATGCCTTCTTCATTACAACCGCACCTGCTGACTGTAGTAAAGTATTTAGTGCAGCGTGTGCAGACCTGACGTACAGTCGTCTTCCGTCAAGCCCCCTAAGATAACCTCTTGAAGATGCCCTACTAACTGATTCTCTAAGGCGTTCAAGATGAGGTGTATTCCGAAGAAAGCGTTGCTTAAGCTCCTTGCCATGTCGTGAGCCTCCTCCTGTGATACTTCCGATTTTTTCGTCTCCTGCTCCATATAGGAAAGCGTAAATAAAAGTTTTTGCTTCAGCTCTTGTTCCAAGTCCCGCAGCTTCTTGATTTCTTGTGTGTACATCTCCTGTGAGTAGGACATTCGTAAACTCCTCGTCGTTCATGTAGTGTGCTAACATTCTTAGCTCTAAACCACTGGCATCAAAACCAACCAGTTTAGTTCCCGTAGGGACAGCCCAACAGGAACGACATTCGCTTCCGTAAGGGCTGTTGCTTGAAGGAACCTGTGCCATATTAGGTGACATGTGTGTCATACGCCCAGTAACCGCACCGTTGCTAATGACACGCCCATGAACCCTTCCTGTTTCTGGGTTCAAATGTTCTAGCCAAGAGTCAACCTGTGCGTACCGTTTCTGTAGCATCAGGTACTCAAGACAGGAGCGAGCTTCCGGTAGGTCTACTGTTTCGAGAACCGACTCGTCCACAATCGGATTACCTTTTTCTGTAACCTTTGAAAAAATAACACCAAGCTGTCCAAGCCTTCTTGCAATCTGTGGGCGAGAGCCGACGTTGAAGACTTCAATACGGTCCTTAAGTTGCTTGCCAGTTTTATCAGACACTCTCTTATGGATAATGGGCGGGAACCTCTGTTGTAAAGTTTCTTCAATTTCATTCATTCGCTCCTTAAAGGTAGCGCATAACTCACGCGCTTTATTCTGGTTAAGTAACCAACCGTTCAACTCCTGCTGGTTCATCAGCGCCTGAACCTGATGCTCCAAGATAATAGAGTCCTCTGAAAAACAAGACATGTCCCGGATCAGCCTAGTGTGTACTGCTTCCGTCACTTCTACGTCACGCTTACAGTACTCTACCATCTCCTGTGAGAGCTTTGACCAGTCGTTGTAGTCACCCTTTGGAAACCCTAGTAAAGCACCCCAGTTCCTTAGAGAATGCCCACCTTCCCTGCTTGGGTCTGCGAGCCTAGAAAGAACCAAAGTATCAACAATCCTCTTAGGCTCTACAGAGAGACCCCACAGACGTTCCAGAACAGGCAAGTCGAACCCCAAGAGGTTATGACCAACAACGCTTAGATCGCTTCTGAGGGCTTCTGAGAGACTTTCAGGGCTGGTGTGTACTTTATTCACCCCATTTTCCCTAGTTACAGCACACCAAATCCTTGTGGGGTCCAGGCCGTCCGTTTCTATGTCAAGATAAATCAACATATACTCCTTCGTCCATCTCTATGTCAAGATAAATCAACATATACTCCTTAGAAGTCACCTTCTGAGAGCGGGTTAGGAACCTCAGTTAACCTGCCCGTAGTGCGGTCGTAGTTTAAGTAACAAGACGGGCCTGTCTCCCCTGTGTACCTGTTTTTTAAGACGCGCACTGTCGTTGTATTCCTTACGGCTTCGTCCTCATTCTGTTGGTCTCGTTCCATGCCGATTACAATGTCTGACAGTTGGGCTATCGTCTGACTACCGCGCAGTTCACCTAAGCTAATCCTCGCACCGTCTTCATGTGCGCGTCCCTGCGCTCGTCGTAGATGTGATACAAGGAACAGACTAATTCCTGTCTCAGCAACTAACATCCGTAGCTTTGTCATAATCTCGTCTATGGCTTTTCTTTCGTCAGCGTTTTCCTGTGCCGAAACAACAATAGAAAGGTGGTCCAGTATGATGTACTCGCAGTCCAGAGCTTTTGCCATGTACCGCGCCCGCGCTAACAGGTTGTCGGCAGAAGTTGAACCCCAGTGGTCAAACAAGTAGTACCTTCCTGTACCTAATGTTTCTTCCCAATAAGGTCTTAGTTCCGCAACGTCGGTGTCTTCCTCAAGATGCAGGGGACGGTTAGCCGCTATTGACATAATACCCAAGGTTGTCCGTGGTATGTCTTCTTCTAGCGCAAGGACGCCTATGTTCCCTGTGCAACGCTTTAGTAAGTCAAATTCTAATTCCCTAATGAACTGCGACTTACCCATGCCGGAACCGCTGGTAATAGTGACCAACTCGTAAGGTCTATGCCCCTTCGTTAGTTGGTTCAAGCCTTCCCAAGGATACGGTACGGACTTAACCTTACGTTTCTCTACCAGTTTGTCCCAAGTATCCAACCCTTGGATAATACCGTCTGGTTGATAGACAGGGGAATTCCACCATAGCTGTACAAACTCTTTAACCTTGTTTTCGGTTAGCATGTCAGAGGCGTCCTTCAAAGGAAGCTTAACAATCTTAAGTTTAGAAGGGCTGAATAAGTCTTTTACTTGGTCAACAGCAGCTAATCCAGGCTTGTCGTTGTCAAAGCAAAGAACAACAGTCTCGTAAGACTCTAGCCACTCTAGCTGTTCCTTGATTTCCTTGGCGGCAGAGGCAGCACCCGCTCGTAAACTTACGACGTCGCCTCTCTTACCTAACATTTCAAAGGCTGCTGCTGCGTCAAGCTCACCTTCCGTGATCGTAATGAACTTGTTGGTGGTGCATTTGGTCTGACCAAAGAACCCAACTTCGCTGGTCATAGCACCAGTGCAGTAGAAGTTCTTTGTACCGACGTCTCTAACTTTTGATGCTGCAAGTTCTTTTGTGTCTACATTGTAGTAAGGATAGTAGTGTTTTGTGATGGCTCCCTTCGCGGAGTACTCCACAGTAATACCGAATCTTCCACAAGTTTCTTGAGAAAGTCTCCTTTCGCTAATTGCAGCCATTCGCCCACCTAACTGTGGGAGAGTCCTTACTTGTTCGCTCACTGCTACTGGCTCCTGATTACCTGCGACGTAGTGGTTACAACCGACGGCGAAGCAGTACGCCCCACCGTCGTCATAAGTTCCCAAGGCGTCCGAAGAACCACACTTTGGACACGCCTCGTGCCTTACGAAGTTACCCACTAGATCAACCGTACCTAAATTCAGAGTCGTCCTGTGCTGGCTCAGCTTCTTCCAAGACCTTTAGACCCTCTAGGTACGCAGGCACACCGTAGATAGGGTGCTTGTCTCCTAACGAATAATTAAGTCTAACCTTAGAATTGTACGGTACCTCTCCTTCGTAGACTTCGCCAGCCGCGTCGTACCTATTAACCTGGAACTTCGACTTGAACTTGCGTTGCTTGTTGCCTTGGTAGTCTCGAATAGTAACACCTTGTGCTTCTAGGTCTGCTGCGTCTTCCTCGGATATTGTTACGGTCACGTTAAACGAACCGGTGTCTTGACCTTGGTACACATCATGTTCAGTGACGTGGCTAAAGTTTACGACACCTTCTAAACTTTTGTTTTCTCTTCCCATATTTATCTGCTCCGTGTCATTAGTTTATGTAAGGCTAAAACTGCTTGCCTATACCTATATTTTACCCGTGTTTTATGCGGTGGTCAACTACTATCCCTCAAACTTGCTCCACACTTATACCTTTCCGGGTATATTATTAACATTTTGTTTATTTTTATACCCTTAAGGGTATATAGGCCACCTTAGCCTAGCTAGGCCGCAATAGCTGAACGTCCGTGGTTCTCGTGGAACCCGTGTTTAACTTCGGCAGCCTTACGTGCTGCAATGGCGTCTTCCTTGTTGATAAAGAATCCTAGATGTAAAAGTTTATAGTCAGTTTTTATCCTAGCTGCCCATTTTTCATGATATGCGGACCAACTAACACCCGTAACGCCAGAAGTGTTATTTTTACTCTTACGCACGTTTCTTAAGTTTTCACGGTGCGTCACGTTTCTTAAATTACATAGCCGATTGTCTTGCTTATTGCCGTTGATGTGGTCTATCTCATC